CGCCGTGTCGATGGCGTTCGCGAGCGCTTCGGTGTAGGTGATGTAGTCCGCCAGGCTGGTGCCACCTGGGAGCGGGAAGCCGAAGTTTGGGGTGTTGTACGGCGGTCTGCCTGTGACGTAGCTCATGCGCTCTCCTACGGCTCGGTGAGATTCGGCCAGGTCGGCGGGCTGATTGCGAGCCGTGCAACTTGCGGCGAGGAACTGCTGGACAACTGGATCGTGCCGCTGCTCTGGCCGTTGACGACCGTGCCGCTGATGTTCAGAACGCCGGGCACAAAGAAGCACGCCTGGACATGCTCGAAGGCGATCACGTCGCCCGGCCCGAGGCTGTTCAGATAGGCCGTGAGCGCGTTGTAGATCGACTGGCGGTACGCGATGGTCGAGTTCTTCCCATCGAGTGAGTAGCCGGACACCGGGGTCACGTAGCAGGCGATCTGGACCATCAGCAGCGTCGAGGTCGTGACCGTCACGCTCGCGCCAATCGGGGCCTGCCCCTGCCCTTGCCCCTGGACCGGGTCGAGGTAGCTCTGGATGGCGGTGACCTCGGACGCCAGCACCGGGGAGCCGTCGGCTTGCATGATCACGACCATCACCGTCCCGGCACCGCTCCAGATGGGGATCACCGACGCACGCTCGATGCCCTGGCTGACCACCCAACGCCGGTAGTCCGCTGCGTTTCCGCCGCCGGAGGTGCCCTGGTATTCGCCGAGGATCTCGGTGCGGAAGTCGTCGTCTGATTCGTCGTCCTGCCCGCCCTCGAACGCGGCCGGGTTGTTGACCGAGTAGACCGACGCGAGAACGGTGTCGAGCGACGTGATCGCTCCGGCGGATACGTTGCCAGCGGTGCCTGTTGCGGTTGCCTGAGCGTCGAGCACGATGCCGGAGGTGGTGTTCAGCGTCGGCTCCAGGATGGACGGGGTGATCGTGCCGTTGTCGATGAACGTCGTCCCGACGGTCGAGCCGACAAGCTGCCCGGCCGTCGCCGGGACTGTCGTCACGTACACCTGGTAGCTCGACGCGCCACTGACCGCCTGCCAGGTGATCGTGTTCTGCCCCACGTTCGAGGAGGTGATCGCCGCCTGGTCGAGCGAAGCGAGCGTTTCTCCGAACTGGTTGAGCGCGGTGACGTGGTAGTAGCGCGTTCCGGCGACCAAATGCCCGCCTGTCTGCGAGGCGGATACCTGCACGTTCGCGGGGGTTGTTAGCAGCGGGCACGTCGTTCCGCCGTCGGTCGTCTGGAAGGTGATCACGTCACCCGTGGTCGTCGCGACCGACGACGCCTGCGTCCCGGTCGCGATCAGCACCGGGGCCGTTGCGACGAACACCAACTGCCCCGCCGCTGGCTGCGACGGGGAGCGGGTCAGTCCGACCGTCGCGCCGTGCTCGTCCAGGTAGTCGCCCCACGCGGTGGACGGGAACGCCGCTGCTGCGGCCTCGGTCATCGCATCCCACAGCCTTGCCATCTCCATCGCCGGCGGCTGGGTCACGTCGAAGTAGAAGCCGCCCTCTCGCGTATCAACCCAGTCGGGGTCGTCTTGCGTAAGCCCCGCGTTCGCGTCAGCGTCGAGACGGGCTCGCACGCGGGCGAGCGTTTCGGAGAACAACTCTGTGAAATCGGCTAGGTCGGTCATGGTCCTACGGGCATGTCGGAGAACTCAAGCGGTTGCGGCTGCAACGGCGGGGCCGCGTCCACCATCACTGTGAAGGACACTTGGAGCGTTTCCTCAAACGGGTCTTGGTCGAAGCTGAAGTTCTCGACGGACACGATCCGGTCGTGGATCAGCAGCGCTTCGGTCAGCGCGTCCTGGTACTCGTTCAGGATCTCCTCATCGAGTTGCCGCCCGACGGGCTCGAACGTCGCGGCCCCCTCGACGCCGTACTCGTCGGAGTAGATCGGGTGCGCGAGGCGCGCGGTGCGCAGCGTCTTCTCGACCCACATGATCAGCGAGTCGAGTTCGTAGACGACCTTCGGGACGGTCCCGTCGCGAACGAACTGCCCGACCACGAAGTCGAACCGCCACGACCGCCCGAACGGGGCCGGGGAGTCGTTTTCGATCTCCTCGACGGGGGCGAGCGCCGCGTCGAGCGCCAGGTCCGGGTTGATCAGCCCTGGGTCTGGCGGGAGTAGCTCGTAGTCGAGCGAGTCTGGTTCGATGGCACTCACAGCGATCAGCTTTCAGGTGGTGGCGGCGGCGGCTCCGAGGGGGCGAGCGGGGTGGTTGGAGTGACTCGTAGCTCGTGTGGAACCACCACGAACTCGGGCTCGGTAGCAACGGACAGCACGCCCTCCTCCTCGGCCATGTCCTCCCACGCCGCGATTCGCGCGAGCAGAGCGTCGTGGTCGTCCGCTGTGAGTCGCAGGGTAACGGCGTATTTCGGCATGCGGTTCGTCCTCTCAGATAATCGTTAGCGACTGCTCGGTCCCGGCCTCGGCACCATCCTCGTCGGTGACAACGAGCGAGACGGTGAACGTGCCCTTCTTGTTGTAGGCGTACTCGACGGTCGGTCCGCCGTCCGGTGCCGATCCCTTGTCGTCGCCGAAGTCCCAGTCGTAGTGCGCGATCTCCACCGGGCCGGTTGAGCCGCTTGCGTCGAACTGGACGGTGTTCCCGGTGATCGTGAACTCGAACGTTGCCTCAAGCTCGCCTGGCGGCTCGACGGGCGGCGTGTCAACGGGCGGGGCCGGGTAGCCGGGCAATCCCTCCTCCATGTACGGGTACTGCTCGGGGTCGAACTGATACAGGCGCTGCTTGGTCAGCGCGTTGACGTGCGCGGTCAACGTCAGCACCTGCGCGTGAACCTGATCGAGCGTGGGGGCCTCCAACGCCAGGTAAGCCTCATTCGCGCCGATGGCCGCTTGAGCGTTCGCAGCGGCCTGCTGGCGGCTTGCCTCAAGCGCCTGCGGTACCCCCGGTGCCCACGTCTCCCCGTCGTACGTGAACCCTGGCTGCGGTATCGGGTGCACGTCGGTCACGTCCACGTACTCGGGTTCGACCATGTGCGGCGGTAGCGGGTCGTTCGCGTAGTCGTAGAGCATCAGAACTACAGCGGGGTCTTGCTGGAGATCGAGTTGCGCGATGACGGTCATTGTTCAGCGCTCATCTCAGGATCCGCAAGCTGGCTCGACCGGTTGCGGCTCCCGCCACGTTCGCGCCGCTGGTGCCGAGCAGAACGATGCGCAGCGACGTGATGTTCGTAACTGCGTCCCACCAAGTGGTACTGCCTCGGAACGTGTAGTGGTCGGCCGAGGTCCCGTTGGGCACGAACGCCCCGTTGTGGTTGCCGGTGCGTCCCACGTTCGCAGCGCCCTGGCCGCTGATAATGAGCGCGGATATTCGCGCCTCGGCGTGGAGTCGCCCGCCGCTGGACCAGCCGTTATGACCTACCGCAAACCCATACGGTGTCATCGAGGCATTACCCTGCACGCTGTTAGTGAACGTTTGGCCGGTGTCGCCCGTGTAGGCGAACTGCTCCACCCACGTCGTAAACGCGGCAGAGCCGGTCTGCGGTTGCACCCAGCAAGCGAATTGTGCAGCGACACCCGTCGTCAGCAGGTCAAGAATGACCTCGTATTCGATGTCCTGGTTGCCGTTCAGCACGGCAGCGAACGTGCACAGAATCGGCGACGCGGCCAGGCTCGGGACACTGATCTGCTGCACCTCGTCGGAGAAGCTGGCGGTGCCTGGGTCGCCCTTCGGTCCCATCGGCCCAGTGCCCATCACGGTCACGGTTTCGGTGTCGAACTCGATGTCGTCCAGCGACACCCAGACGCCAGCACCCGCAGCGGTTTGCATTGTCACCGCGCCGTTCGTCTGAACGTCGATCCGTGCAATGCCACTGCTGGCCTGCACGTCGCGCAATTGGTGGCCCGGCGGGCAGCACGGCCCTGGCAGCGTAAAGATCGCACTGCCGCCCCCTGCACCGCTGGTGACCAGTCCTTTCAGCAACACCCTGCCATCGGGGTACTTTCGGAACCCAGCGGGGTTGTAGCCGCCTCCGTAGTTCACCCAACCATTGGCGAACGCTGGTTCTCCAGAGTTGCCGACGATGTGCATCGTGTCCATCGTTGCCATGCCGGTCTGCTGCTTCCAGCCCTGGTCAACCCACGCGCCGCTTACGCGCCGGAACACCTCGCTGTCGGATTGCCTGACCGCCATGTCGCCGTCAAGCTCTCCCGTGAACGTCCCTGCCGCAGGCGTTCCGGCCCCTGTGTATGTGAACCAGTTTGATCCGCGCTGGCCCTGCGGACCAGGACCCGACGAAGCCAGCGTTACCGCCAGGTAATTGTCAATCGCGCCGATGTTCAAGGCAGTCAACTGGCCGCTGGCAACGCACAACTCGATGTAATCGCCAGCCTTGCACTGAACAACGTCCGAGATCGTGGCGGACCCGAAGGTCTGAATCGCAGGGCCGCTGTAGTTCTGCGCCGCTAAACCGCCGTTGTGGAAGATGGCAGCACCGATCAGCGTGTACGTGCCGGTGCCGCTGGTGTTCTGGACGATGTTGGCATCGACCTTGTAGTAACCGTCGGTCAGAATGTTGACTCGGCCGTTAGCCACGGACGCCATCCCAACCGTGTCGAAGGTGACTGCGTCCAACGGAATCTTGGTCCAACTGTTGGCGACGGTCACCGAGAAAGCCGTGCTCCGGTACATCCGCGTCGTTGCTGGTGTCTGGTTCAGCCCAGCTTGGGCTTTCCAGTTCTGATCGACCCACGCACCGCTGATACGCCGGAACACCTCGCCGTCCGAGGTCCTGATCGCCATGTCGCTGTCGAGTTCTCCTGCGAACGTTCCGGTTGCGGGAGTTCCGGTGCCCACGTACGAGAACCAGTGGGTCTGCGGACCCACCCCTGGTTGAATCAGCGAGATCGACATCCACGACATATCCGCAGGCGAGCAGGTCAGCGTCACCGTTTGCTGCGTGTAGCAGTACATCTCGACGTAGTCGCCAGCGTTGAGTGACAGAACGCCCGAAACAACGCCGTTGTTGTAGCCCGTCTGGGCTGTTCGGGTGCCTCGGATGCCTAGCGCAGAGTCGATGCCTCCGTTGACGGAAGCGATGACCAGCATCTCACCGCCCTGGTACTCGCCGCACTGCCCGTTCACCTGGTAGTAGCCGGTGTACGGCACCAGCAGTCGCCCGTTCGCGGTCTGCGCGATGTTCCCAAGGGTGTCGAACATCATGGTGTCCAACGGCACCTTGTTCCACCCGGAGGTCAGCGGCAGTGCGGTTCCTCGTCTCGCCTTGGCTACGACGGGCGTGCTGGCAATGGAGCCCCCGGCCTTGTAGCCCTGGTCCACCCACGCCCCGCCTGTGAGCATGAAGACCTCGCTGTCGGACGTTCGCACAGCCAGGTCGTTGGTCAGCGCCAGCGGGAAGGCGTTCGCAGGTGGCGTGCCCGCCCCGGCGTACGTCCACCAGTTCGCTCCACGCTGACCCTGCGGCCCCGGTCCTGCGGTGATCAGCGTCACCGCCAGGTAGTTGACCTGCGTGTTCCCAGAGGCGGTGTAGAGCGCCGTACCGGCGGTGTTCGCCAACGCGAACAGTTCGAGGTAATCGCCCGCGTTGCACTGAACCACATCGGCGACGCACGGGTCCATCCATCCGACCGGAGGAGTAGCTCCGGCTTCGCTCAATACCGTGCCGTTCTTACCAATCCCCACCAGGACACGATTCCCGGTCCCTGCATTGTTGATCATCAGTTGCCCCTCGACCTGATAACAGCCAGCTACGGGGCAGACGATCCGTCCGTTCGACAACTGCACCATGCTGCTGCCCGTGGTATCGAACTGCAACGTGTCAAGCGGCACCTTCATCCAGGTGTTCGCAGAAGAAATCGTGAACGCCGCTTGGTGGTTGGCCCGCGCCGCTGAGACTGTCGCCGTCGAGCGGTTCGTGAAGCCCTGGTCAACCCATGCGCCGTTGATCCGCTGGAAATTCTCCCCGTCGCTCTTGCGGATCGCGAAGTCGCCGTCCAACTCGCCGACGAACGTGTTCGGAGGGGGCGTCCCAGCCCCGTTGTAGATGTACCAGATCGCCCCGCGCTGGCCGGTCGCTCCTTGGATTGCCCCGCCTGAATCGACCTGGACCCCGGTGACCTTCACGATCATCGCGACGGCGACGAACGGAGGCATGTTGTTGTGAGCCCCCCCGCCGCCCTGAGCGGAGATCGAGAGCCCAGGAATGGAGAGCCCAGGGACGCTGAGCCCAGGAACGGAGTGGCTGTGGTTGGCGCTGATCCCCGAGGTGGTGCCGGAGTAGTTGTGGTTGTGGTTCTGGTTCTGCGTCGCGGTGGTCCCGGAGTACGTGTGCTGATGCGCAAAGTCGTTGTACTTGCGGTTGTCGCCACCGACCAGCGTGGCTCCCCAGGTGATCGCCACGAAGTTCGCGCCGCCTGTGCACGACCAGACGTTGTAGCCCTGGACGCCATTCCACTGGGACACGTCGCTCGTTGTACCCGAGTAGTTGAAGTTGAACCCCTGGTTCTCAGTTGCGGTCGTGCCCGAGAACGTGTGCGTGTGGTCGTTGGACACCAACCCAGTGGTGCCCCCGCCGGTCGTCCCGCCGCCAGTCGTCCCGCCACCGGTTACGGCACCGTGGTCGTGCGTGCACATCTCGCCTATCGTCAAGATGTGAGTTTCCTCGCCGCCCCTGGCAGCCAACGCGCGGTTCGTCAGCCCCGGCCCTGCGCCGGACCCGACGATCATTCGGGAGCGGAGGTCGGGAATGTTGAAGGTGGTGGACCCGTCACCCTGCCCCCACGGGGAACTTGCGCTGCCGAGCGCGGCGTACAGGGCGGCGTAGTTGGTGCGGCTGAGCGGGCTGCCGTCGGCGAGCATCCAGTTCGTCGGAATCGCCGCGCCGGACCACGCTTTGATCGTGCCGATCTGGTCCGTGTCGTAGACGGTGCCCATCGGCCCCATTGGACCTGTCGAGCCGGTCGCGCCCGTTGGCCCTGTTGGTCCCGGAACAGTCGAAGCTGCACCGGTCGGTCCTACCGGACCGGTTGCGCCGGTCGCGCCCGTTAGCCCAACTGCGCCTTGCGGTCCGGTCGGTCCTGGAACGGTCGAGGCTGCGCCCTGAGGACCGGGCGGTCCTGTCGCGCCAACCGCCCCGGTCGCCCCCGTCGTTCCGGTCGGGCCAGCGATGCCCTGCGGTCCGGCTGGGCCGGTGCCGGCGGTATACAGCGTGACCGCGAGGTACGTGTTCCCTGTCGTGGCAGAGACGGCCGTGCCCTGCTGGTTGTAGGCCCACAGTTCCAGGTAGTCACCGGCCGTCAACTGCATCTGGTCGAGGTGCTCGACGCTGAAGTAGCTCTGTACTGCCACCACGTCTGCCGCCTGCGAGAACTGAGCGCCGTTCTTGTAGATCGCCGCGCCCATCGTCGTGTACGTGCCGGTCGCTGACAGGCTCGTTAGCTGCACCACGGCGGTCACGTCGTAGACGCCTGTGACAGGGGCCGTGAAACGCCCGTTCGTGAGGTTGAAGCACCCGTTCGGATCCCTGTTGACAGTGTCGAGCGGCACCTTCGTCCAGGTGCTGGCGGGGAGCGTGAACGCGGCGGCGCGGTACGCCCGTGCGGAGATCACCAGGGGCGCTGCGCTGCTGCTACCGCTGCCTCCGCCGTCTCCGCCGATCTTGCCCGGCACGGTGTCGGAGATGACATCCGTCAGCGTCCAGTCGTTGTCCTCCAGGTGCATCAGCACCACGTCGCCGACCAGGAGCTTGGTGCTCGCGCGGTACACCTCGGCCCACTGCGACAGCACGAAGTCCTCGTCCTCGATCAGCGGGATGTCGTGGTCTTGAAGCTCGACGGTCAGCGGGTTCAGGGTCGTGACGTTCCCGCGCCGAACGCTCTTGTGGCGGCGTGTGACCCGTTCGCTGTGCGCCTTCAGCGCGTCTTGGAGAGCCAGCCGTCCGCTCATGTGACGATCCCCACGTTCGCGGTGAGCGGCTCGATGGAGAGCTTCTCCAACTCCATGTAGCAGCGACGAGTGATCCCAAGGTCCGTCCCGAAGTTTTGGACGCTGCCGATCACGTACACCCGCACGCTAGACGTGGCCTGCGATCCGAGCGGGCGGTAGTCAACTTCGAGGATCTCGCCGACGCAGTCCGCGAGCCCCATCATCGGGTCAACGATCCCGAAGCTGCCGCGCTCGTCGGAGATCGCGGTCGCGTACCAGCCGACGGTGTAGAACCCGCGCGGGATTGCCGAGCCCGCGTACAGTGCCTGGGCGTCGAGCAGGCACTGGCGTCCGTCGAGCACAAGCGGTTCGGGTGCGAGCATCAGCCCCCCTTCTTCTCCAGCGCCTTCTTCTTAGCTGCGGCTGCGGCCTTCTTCTTGGCAAGCGCCGCCGCGTTCTTGGTGTCGGCCTTGTACTTGCGTACGTGCTGGTCGATCTGGGCTCGCATCTCGGCAGGGTCGAGGACGTTGATGAACCCCATCTGGAGGTCCATCGTGTAGCTCCCCGCCGACGCGGTGTGCGCCGCTGAGGTGACGTACGCGATCCCCTGGTTAGCGACCGGCAGCGTCACCGGGATGTTCTTGTCCAGCGGCGCGTTGGACGATTGCGGCGAGATCGCACCGACGTTCGCGGTCGGCAGGTTGAACAGCGCCGGGTCGAGCTTCTCAGCCTGGCGGAGCGCCGCGCTGTGCGACTTCTTCATGCCCGAGTACGGCAGCAGGGTGACGTTGGTGTAGCCCTCCTCCGGCAGGTCGATCCGGACCGCGTCACCGCGCCGGATGGTCGCGATCCCTGGGTTCGTTAGCTCGGCTGTGCGAATCGGAACGAGCCTGACCGCAAGCGTCCGCTGCGCAAGCACCCGAAGCTCATGCTCGGACTCGACGTTGCCGAAGTTGACCGTCTTGCGAATGAAGCCGTTGCGCCGGACCGCCATGTCGCTCGTCGCGGTGTACTCCACCTTGCGCGTCTTCTTCTTCTTCTTGGTGCCGGTGACGATCTGGCCTCTCGCCAGAATCACGGTCGCGAAGTCGGGGCTTTGGCTGCGGCTGAGGGACGCCTCGGTTAGCTGCTCGCGGAAGGCGTACAGCAGCCGGTTGCGGCGCATCGGCACGACCTCCAGAGCGCCGAACGGGAACTGCTTGTTCGGAGCACCCCAGCGGATGATGAACGTCCGGCCGGTGCGTTTCGTCTCCTCGTGGTACGCCTCGGTGATGACGTGGATCGGGGAGGTCAGCGTCGTTTGCGGGTGGCTCAGCCCGAAGTAGCTGGTGCCCTGCGCCAACGTGCGCACGGGGATGCGGTAGCGCACGCACAGGTCGTGAGCGATCTCGTCGCAGCGCCACCCGTGCGGGCGGATCTTCTTGCCCTTCGTGTACTTGAAGTCCGCGACGTTCTGGGCAAGCAGCCACAGGTCGTCAGCGAGCGTCAGCGTCCACGACCCGTCCGACAGGGTGACCGCCTCGGCGGTGTCCTGGTTGTAGCCCGGCACGACGCGCATCACCCACAGGTTCGAGTACGTGTCGCCGTACCCCACCTGGCAGACGATCTGCGAGCCCATCGCCCCCGGCTTGAGGTAGCTGGAGTCCTTCGCGACCCGTGCGGAGAACGAGATGCCGGGGAACACCAGCGGCGCAAGCTTGTCGTACTGGCGCAGCGGCGGTTTGTGCAGGGTGATCGACCCGGTCATCGCCGCCTGCGTGTTGATGTTCCGCAGGTTGTCGGAGGACACGTCCTGCCACGAGATGGTGTCGCACAGCCGGGAGATGTCGATGGTGTGCCCCTCCCAGCGCACGAACAGCCGCAGGCGCGTCTTCCAGAAGTCAGGTGCTCGAATGTCCTGCTCCAGGTCGCTGGTCGCACTCTGCTGGAGGCGATCAATCCGGCGCTCCGCTTTGCCGCTCAGCCTCACACCGGAGGCGTCCGTTTTCTCCTTGCGCGTCAGGTGTATGTTCGCCAGGTTGATGGCGGCTGCCTTCTGCGCACGCTGCACCTCCTTGTGACGGTCCTTGGCAGCGGTCGCGGTCATCGAGCCCTCACCTTCTGCTTGGTGACCTTGCGCTCAGCGGGCTTCTTCTCCGGCTCCTTGGGCACGTTCACGAACCACCCGAGCGGCTGGCTACGGGAAGCCTTTGGGCTCCAGCGGTCGTAGATCGAGATGTTGCCGCTGCCGCCCGTGAAGTTGTTGGCCTTCGCGATGGTGCGCCATTCCCCAGGGTCGTGGTAGTAGAACCGCGCGAGGTCGCACAGGGTGGTGGCGCGATGCGGGTCCTTGGAGCCGACCTGGCCGACCTTGTCATCCCACGCGAGCATCGGCCCGTTCTTCACCAGATTGTTCTTCCTGAAGTGCACGCGAGCCGGGACGCGGCTGTGCCGCTGCTGCGGGCTGCCGGTGCCCCTGGGATCACGCCACTGCATGAAGCTCACGGCCGACAGGTAGATCGCGTCGCCCTCGCCGTGGCGGTAGTCCTCGTTGAATGCCGTCAGCAGCGCGTAGGTGCGGTGGATCGTTGACGAGCCCTTGAACGCGGCGACGTAGAGAAACGGTGCCCCGGCGTCGAACAGGGCGCGTAGCTGATCGACGTACCACTCGGGCCGGTGATACTGCTGAGCGCCCGGCTCCTTGGTCGGGTACGGCACCCAGCCTGGGAGGTAGTGCCTGCCGTCCTTCGTCGCGCCGAGGTACATCGCGAGCGTGTCGAACTGCCAGGTGTCCAACTGCCGGGAGCCACGCCGGGCGAACTGGTCGTCGTCAACAGTGTCGTAGGTGCCCATGTTGAAGGTGTGCGCGACGGTGTACTGCTCCAGCGGACCGCACTGGAACACGAACGCCTGCGGCAGTAGCGCCCGGCCGCTCTTGTCCACCGTCAGCCCGCCGCCGATGGCTGACAGCGTGACCTTGACCCCGTCCGGCGGTGCCGGCGGCGGGTCGTGACGGCTCTCCGCAAGCCCCGCGTGAAGCTCCCGCTTGTACCGCTCGGCCTTCTCGGTGTCGTCGGCCTTCTGGAGCGCCTTCTCGTACGGGGTGAGTTGCACGAGCGTCCACGGATCCCCCGGCGGATTGTTCTGGTTCGAGGCGGTCGCCTGCCATACCTGCCCGGCGTTGAAGACGTACGCATTGACCTGGTAGGTGGGCGATGCTGACCACGCCGGAATCTGGTTCCAGCCTGGACCGCCGGGCACGCCTCCCGTGGTGGTCGTCGCGATCCACGCATACCCCGCGTAGGACACGACGCTTCCGGCGGTGTAGGTCGCGTTTCTCGACCAGGCCGGTGCCGCTACGGAACTCCAGTTTCGGTTGTCCGTCCCTGGCTTGTGGTTCGTGTTCTGCCAGACCGCAGCCCACGTCTGCCCGCTGTAGAACACCTCGTCGGCGAGGTTGTAGGTCAGCGTCTTGCTCCATCGCGCCGCTGATCTGATCTCGCTCACAGCGTTCTCCCGATGCTCTGCGCGAGCAGCTTCATTTCCTCGTCCACGATCTTCTGCACGTCGCCCTTGCGGTTGACTTCGATCCGCCCGATGTTGATCGTCACCGGACGCCCGGCGGTTGTGTTCGAGTGCTGCGGGGTGACCGTGACCCGCTCGCCACCCGGCGCGTCACCGACACCGATCACGGTCGGACGGCGAGCGATGAAGTCAGCACCGGACGCGAACCACGGAACACGTCCGCCTTGCGCGAAGCCCCTGTCCGGCAGGATCGCCCACGGGTTGCGTTTCTGGCGCTCGCGCTCGACGGGATCGAGCCCAGCCCATCGGTTGGAGGTCCGCCCGCCCATCGCCAGTCCCGGCGGGTGCCGAACGGCGGGCATCGACTCGGGGAACTGTCCGATCCACCCAGCGCCGCCGCCAGTGTTCGAGCCGCTGGTGCCGAAGTAGTGGCCGTTCATCGCCATGAACGTGTGGACCGGCGACGCCCAGATCGTGACGCTCTTGCCTGGTCCGGGAGCGCCCCACGACATTAGCGGCCCGGAGGTCAGCGGCGTGTTCAGCAACCCGGCGGCGTGCAGCACCGCGCTGACGGTGCCGGAGCAGTCAAACCCAACGCCGGGTCCTGAGCCGTGGCCGCTGCCGTGGCCTGGTACGCCGATGGCTCCGTGTCCGCCGCCCCACTCGTAGTTGTAGTGGTGGGCGGCGATCTTGTCGGCTTCGCGAACCATCGCCTGGACGGCTGCCGGGCCGGTCATCGGCGCTGCCCCAGCGCCGCCCATCGCGACGTTCCCTTGCGCCTGGATCATCCCGTTCGCGGCAGCGGCTAGCGCGTTGATGGCACGCTGGCCGAGTCGTCCGAACATGCCGGGGCGACCGATGTTCGGGGTGCGGAGTTTCGGGACGGTACCGAGGAACCCCGCGCCGCCCATCAGCCCCGCGCCGAGCTTCCCTGCGAACGCTTCGTTGGCGTAGCGGATGCGGTTCGCGAGCGCGGGGATGCCTGCCCGCTCGAACTGCTGCTCGAAGATCGTCGCGGCTGCGCCGGGGCTGGCTGCCGCGTTCATCGGTCCACGCAGGCTTGCGATCTGCGGGTACATGCGTTGCATCTGCGCGAGCAGCGGCCCGCCGGTTCCGCTGCCGAAGTTGGAGATCTGCTGCCACATTCCGCCGCCGGCCGTGCCGGGGTTCAACCCGGATTCCTGCATCGCGTTGCCGAGGATGCCTGCGATGGCGACCTTGCCGAATCCCTTGCCGCTGAAGAACTGGTCTACCGCTCCGATCACGCCGCCGGTCGCGTAGCGGGGGATGCGTCCGCCGCGCGCATAGTGCGGCTGGGTTTCCCCAGCGACCTCGTGACCCAGGGTGGTGCCGTACGCCGCGAGCTTCGCGTCCACGCGCTTCTCGGTGTGTCGGTTGACGACCAGTTCGCCGCCGTCAGCGATCCCGAGCA